CTGCTTTTACGCTTTTGCGAGCAGGAGCCTTATTACAGGTAGGATGGTCAGATACTCAATTTCGAGCTTTTTGTAGAGATTTTATCTCTTGGTTGATTGAGCATTTTGATTCAGTTTGTTGTGATGATGTAGATTGGATTCAGGCTAAAAGTGGAGTTTTGACAGATAGTAAGCTGTCGAAGTTGTTTTTGGGTGAGGAGGTTTTGTATCCTCAGTCAAAGTTTTCTTTGGAGCAATTTGTAGAGCGTGAGCTCCAATGTTGCCGTGAAGGGAGGTGTGGTTGTGAAGACTGCCCTCATTATCAGGAGATAGAGAAAGATTTAAATAAGCCTGATAAAATGTCACAAGTAACGCTTGTGGAAAAGAAAAGTCGATCTAGGCGTGGGAAAGGCGCGAAAGCGACACGTCAACAAAAACAACCGATGATAGTGTTTAAAACACTAGCATCACCAAATGCCCCTATGGCTTCGCGAGGAGGTAGGGGTCCCGGTCGAAAGAGAAATCGAACCAGGAAGGCGGGTAAAGCTGGACGAGGTAGAGGTCAAGGAGGAATCCAAGGGGCTCAAGCTTCAAAAGGATCCCGCGGGATGAGGATGAAGGGGTGTCATGTTGAAGAACGAGAAGAAGTTCTTGACATTGTTGGAAATGGTACGAATTTTGGAGTGATCCAATCGTTGGCATTAAATCCAGGGAGTGCAATAATGTTCCCAACTCTTTCTAAGCAGGCTGTTATTTGGCAGAGATATAAGTTCAAACATATACGTTTTGAATATGAGCCAACAGTTAATGAATTCGCGACTGCTGGAACCACGGGGAAAGTTATATTCCAGGTGAATATTGATCCCGCAGATGGACCACCCACGACGAAAGCAGCAGCTTATGCTACCGATAAACAACTAATGAATTCTGATTTACCATCAAGAAAGTTCAGTGTAGTTGTACCCCCGAAGTACCTGCAGCCATCAGGGCAAAACTGGCATTTGGTTAGGCAAGGAGCATTGCCTGGTGGGGCCGATATTCACTTGTATGATGTTGCAAATTTGTTTATTTCAACAACAGGAACAGTGGACAACACCACCAAATTGGGAGAACTTCATGTTTATTATGGAGTGCAGTTCGAAAATTTGTTGAATTCTGCTTTGGAAGCAGCTCCCATTAACAATCAGGTTGCACAAGGCCAAACTGCGGCAGGAGGTCAGACTTTGACCACTACTGTGGGAGCAGGTATGATAACCGTGTTAGGTCCCAATGGATTAGGAGCCACTAGTTCGAATGGCCAAATTACTTTGCCAGTAGGTAATTATGTTGTTCATTGGTCATTATTAGTTCAAGATTCGGTGAATGAAGATTTAGTTGTAGTAGCAGATCTTCAAACAAATTCGGGAAGTTTATA